ACCAGCCAGTTGGGGCGATGTTGTTTAGCAATGGCAAGATAGGTAAGCATGAGGTTGCCACGAGGGTCATCCAATCCTTTTCTGAGTCCTGCGACTGAGAATGATTGGCAGGGAGTTCCTCCAACGAGAAGATCAACATTTGATTCAAAATTCCACTCCTTAAATTTAGTCATGTCGCCAACATTTGGCGTGCTAGGGTAATGATGGGCAAGCACTTCAGATGGAAACTTTTCAATTTCCGAATACGCAATTGCTTCCCATCCAAGGGGATGCCACGCAACAGTAGCAGCTTCAATTCCTGAACAAACGCTGAGATATTTCATCTTTGACCTTTCAGCAATTTAAATTTCTCTAGCATTTCAGCACTTGGTGGCACAACCTTTTTGCTGTCCTCATCCAACTTAACCAATGCCGGGTCACGTTCAATCCTCGATGGCACTGTGGTGGTGACAACATCAAACCTGTTAATTAACCTTGGCTTGTCAGCAACCCATTCAGCTTTAAATGCCTGCCAGCCACGCACACAGCATTCGGTCAATGCTTGTTCCAATGTCCAGTTAGCCTTTTTTGCTTCGGCAATTAGCCCATCAATTGCGCGTTGGGTAATCGGTGCTTTTTTGGCTTTACGCAAAGTTTTGAAATCATCCCAAACAGATTGGGAAACGCCGACAGGCGTAGCCACGACAGTGGCTTTCTCTTTTATTGGTTTATGGTTTATGGTTATTGGTTCTTGGTTATTGGTTGCTATTGGGGTGGCATTAGGGGGGCTATTAGCCTCCCCATTGCTACCCTTATGCCACCTTATTGCCGCCCCTTTTTTGCCATCCTCAGAAAACTTCCGATATTTGGAAATTTCCTCATCAGCACGCGGGTTTACAAAGCCTTGTTCACTTGAAACAAAGAATTCGTTAAGCACCGCCAAAACTTCTTGTTCGTTGTCCCGCATACCAATCTGACGGGCAATGTCACGCTGTTTTATGGGCACTTCGTGCAAATAGTAGTGGTCAAGAAGTCGGCGAAAAGCTAAATCTTCTATCAACGAAAGATGATGTGTGTGCGACTTATAGTCGCCAATATGGAATTGGTAAAAGTGCATAAAGCATCCTCGCAAACCCCCAAAAAGAAACTGCGGCAGGAGGGAGGTACTCTTTTCGGCAAGGGGATCAATCCTTGCCTAGCCGTGTTTCAAACAATGTTACATCAATAACAGTTGGTATGGCAATTATTTCCATAGCAGCAAGTTGTACAAGTGTACATTCGACCATTTGCCGAATAAGTGCTGTATGTGCAAGATGCCCAAACCATTGTGGTTGATGCCGCAATCCAAACCGCCAAAAGTGCTTTTTTCATGTTTTCTCCTGTGTAAACCATTCGGGACGCAAATCTTTCAACTGGCGCAATCTCAATTCAGGCACAGTTTTCCATTGGCAAACCGCTGGACGTTTAATGCCAAGAATCCTTGCAAGCTCAGCCTGTGAGCCTGCCAACTGAATTAATTGTTGTTTTGTCATGGGTGGATTGTAAAGCCAGATTAACAAAATAACAACATTAGGGTTTGTCCCTAGAAAATAATTGCAAATAATGCTTGACTTGCTGTTAAGTTTGCTTAACAATACATTCATTCCCCAGCACAACGCACAGGGTCTTTAAAGAAAATTAAGATGAACACAATGCAACATACAGACGGAAAAATTTACAACATAGCTTTGCGTGAATGCGCTAATTTATATGGCTTAGACAAAGGCCAAGGCTATGGAATTGAATTGTTGCCAACTACTGGCATAACTTATATCAGCAACGAACATATTTGGTTTTGGACTGCTGAAGAACGCAACGAATACATCAAAACAATTTCTGCTTAACCAAATGGGGCGCAAGCCCCTACAAAGGAACAACTATGTTTGAAATTGAAAAATACACCACACCAATCAATTGGGCGCAAGTGTGCCTGTGGATTGTCTCCATTGCAGCCATTGTAGTGGTTGCCCTTGATCTTTTTGTTTGGAGGGCATCATGCTAACTGATGGCGATGAGGGCGAATTCACTACCTTTTTGATTTGGGATGAAGTCACTGTCAAATGGGCTTGGTTTGATGGTGAAGATCATGAAATGGATGGCTACTTTGACATTTTTGTTTACAAAGATGGCTTAGAGATTACCTATGACATACCCAAACTTAACTTCAAGTGGATTGAAGAAGAAGTCAAAAAACAAGCAGGCTATGAACCACCAAGCCGCCATCATGTTGCATCTGTCATCAACGGTTATTTCAACAAAACTTTTTAAGGATCAAAATGAAATACGCACTTTTACTTTTAGCGTTGGTTGGCTGCGCCAGCCAGCAACCAGCCCCCGTGTACACGCCACGCCCTGAACCAATCATCATTCCCAACACCACCCAAGAACTGGTGATGGATAAGCAAATCCAGCCTATGGGCAGGAATGAAGTAATTGATGGGGTCAAGCAATGCGAATCATCAGGGCTTCGCGCTATCCCAATCTATGCCAAACGCAAGATCAATGGCTACACAGTCGAAACCATTGTGGAAGTCACTTGTGGCCCACGTTACACATACTAAGGAAACAAAATGGAAACACCAATTGGAAACAAAATCGCCGCCGCCTTTGTCAAAGCACAGAAGCAGTTTGGCAAGGCTTTAAAGACCTCTACAAACCCGCATTTTCGTTCTAAGTATGCTGACCTATCTAGTTGTATTGATGCTGTTGTAGGCGCTTTAAACGATAACGGCATTGGCTTGATGCAACGCACCTATGAATGCAAAGATGGGGTTTTATTGGAAACCATTTTTGTGCATGAATCAGGTGAAGTCATGGAATGCGGAATGCTTCATGTGCCTGCCAGCAAAATGGATGCTATGGGCTTTGGTTCAGCTTTGACCTATGCGCGGAGGTACAGTTTGCTAACCGCCACTGGTCTTGCGCCTGAAGATGATGACGGTATAGCCGCCAGCCGCCGCACAGAAATCAAGACAACGGTTAATGAAAGCCAATTGGCTGACTTAATGGCGGCAATGGATGAAACCACCACGTTAGAAGATTTGCAAAAGACTTATAAAACAGCTTACGCCGCAGCCAATGGCGACTCGGCTTGGCAAAAGAAAGTCATTAAAAGCAAAGATGACAAAAAAGCACAGTTGGAGGGCAAATGAAACACGAAATATCACTTGACACATTGGTCATGGCAAAACGCGCCTTGGAAGAATTAACCCAATGGCATTTGGAAAGGGCGGTTAAAAATATGGAGGAATTCAACCGCACCGCCGATTTGCGTAAACGTGCCTACAAAGCCACTAGCCAAATTGACATGGCTATATACGCCCTTTTATTAACAAAACTGGAGATTACAGATGGAACAGGGAACAAGTGAATGGTTTGCCGCTAGATGCGGCAAGGTGACCGCCAGCCGCGTGGCAGACATTATTGCCAAGACCAAGACAGGGCCAAGCGCCAGCAGGGAAAACTACCTTGCCCAGATTGTGTGTGAACGCATGACAGGCAAACCCGCAGAGTCATACAGCAACGCAGCGATGGCTTGGGGAACTGAACAAGAACCTTTTGCCCGTGCCGCCTATGAGTCCGCTAAAGACGTTTTAGTTGAAGAGGTGGGGTTTGTATCTCACCCCAACATTTCAGAGGCTGGTGCGTCCCCTGATGGGCTTGTGGGGCTGTTTGGATTGGTGGAGATTAAATGCCCCAACACCGCAACCCACATTCAGACTTTGTTAGACCAAAAAGTGCCTGAAAAGTACAACACGCAGATGCAATGGCAAATGGCTTGCACTCAGCGCCAATGGTGTGACTTTGTAAGTTTTGACCCACGCATGGCAGAGGGCTTACAACTGTTCATCAAACGGGTTGAACTTGACCCTATTTATATCGCCAATCTTGAAAAAGAAATTCTGAATTTCTTATTTGATGTTGAATACAAAATCACCCAACTTAACAAACTGAAAGACTGAAATGAAAAAGATTAAAAATATTGTTGTTGTTACTGGCACATACACAAACAAAGAGGGGCAAGAAAAGAAACGCTACCAAACAATTGGCAGTTTGTTTGAAGATGGTGAAAACCTAAAGATCAAGCTAGACACAGTCCCCTTGGTGGACGGTGGTTGGACGGGTTGGGCAAACTGCTATGAATTGGAAGATCGAGCAGAAAAGCCGCGCAAGTCGGGCTTTGACGATATGGATCAAAATATCCCCTTTTAAGGAATAGCCATGCTGCATCCAAGAGTCAGAAACACCGACCCTTTGACTAGTTGGCAGGCGGCAGGGTCTGCAAAAGACCTTGCCAGCCGCCATGCCCAAATCATTGTGGATTGCTTGACCAAGAACGGCGCACTGGGTAAAGATGGCATTGCCGCCCTTACAGGCTTGGAATCCATGCAAGTTGCTAGGCGGTTGCACGAACTAGAACGCGATGGCGAAATTAGTTTGACAGGTCAGGTTGTCAAATCCAAGTCAGGGCGCATGGAACGCGAATGGAAAATAACGCCAATGCAAAGGGAGTTAATATGATGCGTAAACGTCAAATCCAAGACCTTATGACACAAGATGAAATCATTGAGATGGCACAAGAATGCAAGTTGATTGGAATGCGTCCGTTTATTGATGGCATTTATACCGAGGCGCTTATAGAGTTTGCCAAACTGGTAGCCGCCAAAGAACGTGAGAAATGGTCAGAAGTGGAAGCCTACCTAATTGCAGCAAGCGAGGGCAGTATGTCACGCAATAACAGTGAAGCCTTAGCTGGCGAACTTTTAATTGCCATCAGAGCAAGGGGACAAGCATGATTGACCGATTTACGCAGTATTTAATGGACAACTACCCCACAGTTTATGTTGTGGGTACAGCAGTAACAGCCGCTATTGCCGCAATGGTGGCGTGGAAAATGCTTATGTATTTAATTTTTGGGGGACAAGCATGAGCAAAGCACAGCAAGTTTTTGAAGCAATGATGCGATCAAAGGGACACACGGA